TTGCTTTTGTTACTTTGTACATAATTTTTTAGTTATTTAAATTATCTTTTTCTTTATTCGCTCGCACTGTTTCAATCAAGAAAAATGCGGCAGAACTTAGAGCCAGGAATATTATTATTACTATGATTGCTGCTTTCATCGCTTAGACCCTCCTCTAACTTCTATGAAATTAAACATTTCATTAAGCCTATCAAAAATATAATCTCCGTAAAGAATTGGGACTGATTCTTTTTTCACGTTTGTAGTAACATGCGTTTTGACTGAATTTCTAAGTTCATATCGCATACCAAAAATATACTGCATAACATTCAAATCGTTTCCGAAATGTTTTGCCGGAATAGGCTCACGACCTACTTCATCAAATCCGCGCTCTACAGGATTAGTGCTTAAAACTTCATTGAAAGTACTTTCATTTAGAGCTTCGAGACCGAATGCAGCAAACTTTGTAGCCAATTCAGAGCAATTAACACATTTGAATCCTCGGTTGTCTGTTCTCTGAACTTCTGCCAGTATTTTCATTAGCGTACTCTTACCAGTCCCTATATCACCCCAAAACCATAGCCCTTTTGAGCTGTCAAGTACTTTTGACCCTCCATTGGTGTACTTGTACATTTCATTTAAAATCGTTCTGTTTTCGTCGGTTATTTGGAAATTAGGACAAACTTCATAAATAACTCTTCTGAAAGTTTCCGTGCTAATCGAATTTTTATCAGCAGAAAACTGATTTGTCGTTTGCACTGACTGCGTTTTTATTCCATGAATTACTTTTGCTATTTCCATTTTCTTTTGATTTTAGTTGATACCACCTTGTGAAATGACTTTTTGCATCCATAAGCGATTTTTCTGATATTCCCTCTAGTTCCAACTGCTCGAAAAATTTGTTTATCCATTCGATTACGTTTTCACCAAATTGTTTTTTCAATCGGTGAATGTGCAATTCATCCGAAATGAATTCTTTTTTACATTCAGAAAGTGGTAAATCAAACTTGTTTTTTATTTTTTCAAAAATTGGATTTTCGGGAGGTGGAATTTTCTCTTTTCTCTCTCTTTTATTTACTTTACTTTCCTTTACTTTACTTTGTGTACTTTCCGACTGATTTAAGGGGGTTTCCGGCGGAAGAAACCACTGTTTTTGTGTCGGAAACTCCAAAATCCAGTAATCCAGTTCATTTTTTATAACTCTTTTTCGAGTAGCCTCTTTCCAACGTTTTTGAATTCCTTTGCTCGTAAGTACGCTGAACGAATCAAACACAGCCTTATCAAAAAAGCCCCATTTAACTAACCCCGCTATTACTTCCGAAACAAGATTATGAGGTAAATTTGCTTGTTTTGCAATTTTGAATTTAAATGCTTCTGAACATTCTGCAAAATATCCATTACGGTATATCGCACAAAGAACCCTAATAAGCACACATTCACCTTTTGCTCCAAATTCACTCGATATTGGAACCACTTTTTCATCTTCAAATAAATCTATATCAAGAGAAAAATATTCCAATCCTATTTTAGTTGGTCTAGCCATTTTACAAAATCTTAATGTATTGTGATTTCAATTGTTGTCATTTTTCCTCATTTTACGAATGAATATAGTTGCATGAGATTTCAAGTATCTCATTTGATCAATAGTGCAGCTATTACATAAAATCATAGCGATTTCAATTTTTTCAAACTCTTCATTAGTCCGACTATCTTTTTCGCGTTTTCTTTGTTGCTGAAGTAATTCTCTTTCTGTATTCATTTTAAATCCTTTACTTTTTGTTTGTAAACCTTGATTAATAATTCTAATTCAAAAACTCCCATGGTTGATGTATCGTGTTTCTTTACCTCAAGCAAATCAGTTTCTTTTTCTCCTATCTTAGCGATTAACCCTCTGCGATAACCTTGCATATTTCCCTCGTCGAAACGATTACATGACCGACACTGAGCATGACAGTTCTTTTCATCGAATCGTGTTGTCATGTGCTTTCGGTTGATGTAATGACCGCAATCACAATCTTTGTACATGATTACCTTTTGACAGGAAATACAGCGACCAACACCCCCCGGTGTATCTCTCAATCGAATAAACTGAGAGAATATTTTATCGAGTGACGCGACTAGACTGGGTTTAGTTCTTTTATTCTTAGTTACCAGCATCTTGTTTTTCAATAATGGTTATATTATCATCGTCATCAATCTTATAGCAATCTGGACAATAATGTTTACCTTCATGCTCTATCCAATCGCTGTCGATTGCTTCTTCTAGTGCATAAGCTTCATCATTCCAACAAGAATATTCAGATTCTGAACCTCTTGTTTTTTTGCAGTTATCACATTCTACTGTATACATTTCTACTTTTACTATCATGATATTTTTAATTAAATAAGTTTGCAATTAAGTCTACTGTTGATTCTTCTACCTGTTCGCTTGAACCGGTGATAGTGGCTGCCATATCCTTTTTGGTCTGAATGATTTGATAAATCTTTTCATCAATCGTATTTCGTCCAAGGAAGTAATAAGCCGTTACTGAGTCGAGCTGTCCTATACGGTGTGCTCTATCCTCACATTGTTCGCAGTCTGCAAATGTCCAAGGGAACTCAACGAAAGCCACATTACTTGATGCTGTTAGAGTAAGTCCGACACCCGCTGCTTTAATGGAGCAAATAATCAGCGTACAAGTAGGGTCACTTTGAAATCTGTCTACAGCTGCTTGTCTTGATTCTCTTGAATCCAATCCTGTTACTGCAACAGCCTTTGGAAAATGCTTTCTTAGTTCATTGCCTACCTCATGAAGATTGACGAATAAGATTACTTTCTCTTCCTGATCAAGCATATCATTTACAAATTCAATAACCTCTCCAACTTTACCACGAGCCGAAATTTGCCTAAGTACATTAATCCGAACCATTACTTCACCTTTCATTGATTTCTGTATCTTTTCGTCTGAAGCTTGTTTGTATTCACGCAGGTAGCGAACTAAATCAGCTTCAGCATCGATATACTCTTTTCGATTTGAAATTTCGCAAATAACCGTTTGTCGAACCTTTGCAGGTAAATCTTTAAGTACGTCGTGTTTTTCTCGTTGAAAGAAGCATGTTTTATTTAGCCGGTAGTTCAGTTCTCTAAGATTACTTGCTCCATTCGCTCCACCACAATAGCGAGAAACAAATCCCTGGTACCCGCCAAAATCAGGAAGCCGGCCCATTATATGAAGTTGACTAACTAAATCCTTTGGCTTATTAATCACCGGTGTCCCGGATAGAAGAATCACATAGCTTTTCCCCTGTGATATTCCCATACAAAATTTTGAAGCTTGCGCTGATCCATTCTTTACCCGATGTGATTCGTCTATGATAATTGACTTGAACATCGTTATTTCAGGTTTGAATTCAATGTGTTTCAAAGTCAATTTTTGCCCCTCAGTATTTGTCATGCTGTGAACAAAATACTTCTTCAAGCTTTCAAAATTGGTAATGAAGACATCAGTTAACCCGGCATTATAGAATTGAGGGAAAGTTCTTTTATTGCTGTCTTCTAGAATTAAAGAGCGGTCTTTACCGGTGAACTTTTTAAACTCACGTTTCCAGTTTTCCTTTAGAGTACTTGGACAAATCACAAGGCATGGATAAGCGACGTCATCTTTCGGTGCATTGTGTACCGTTGCGATTGCTTGAATTGTTTTTCCTAAACCTGGCTTATCACCGTTTAAAAATCTTTTCAATTCTAAGCCCCTTGCTATGCCTTGCTTTTGATAAGGATAAGGGATTACACCCTCAGCCAATTTTAATGGAATAGTAAGCTCCGGAAGTGGTGGAAGTTCATAAGCTACTTCCTCGCTTGTTACTATCTTTTTCCCAAACTTAAACCCGTAGGCTTCACCAAATCGGGTAACAGCATTCTCAAACTTGATTGGCACAAGCCAAACCTTGTTTACGCCATCCCACCGTTTACCGGGGAGAAGTTTAACCGCTTCCACAAGGTTTGGCTTGTATTGGAATGAGATAATGAAATAATTATCTGATCTCTGTATGTTCATTTTCTATGCTATTTGTTGTTGTTTTGTCCGCTTACGGATGTGTTTAATGTTCTTGTTTACTAATTCAATAATCCGATCGTGATACTCAGTATTCTTGTTGCAAACTCCGCGGCTTTGTACGACTTTTAATTGCTTTAGTGATACTTCTACTGTCTCAATTCTTTTTCCCTCAATAGTAGCAGAGAAAACAATAGAATCGGGGTTCAAATAATACTCGTTAGTAAATACACAATGGTGCAGTGCATCTCCCTCTTCTTTAAATTCAAGAACACTATCAAGGACTTTCACTTGAATTAAATCATCTTTGAAAACAATTCCAAAAAATTGACTTTTCAACTTTTGAAATTTTTCTTCATCTTTGATTGCTTTGATTCGTTTGTTCTCTTCATCTTGCTTTTTCTGATGAATTCGTTTTTTAGCAACTAACTTATCATGTTCTTTATTCAAGTCTTTTGGGCAAACATAGAAAGCATTGTGTAAGTCTTTATTGAAGTAATTGAGTAAGTCCAAATAATCAATATAAATTTTTGCATCTTTGATTAAGTATTGATTACGCATACAAATCTTTATTGATGGCCAGTAACTATTAATTTTGTGGTTTTTATCAATTGATAATTCTAATAGAGAATACTGCTTAGATTTTAGCAGAGTTTCTGCTTTTTGATTCATTGGAATATTCCTTATCGCTTCTAATGCTGTTATACCTT